TCGTGGCCTCAAGCTGCGTCTTGACGCGGCGGTCCCACTCCTCCTGATTGAACAACACCGGGCGCCCGTCCTTGGTGCCGTCATGGGTGGCCGGGTACACCCGTGGCTTGACCGCCCCGGTGCCCATAATGTGTTGATACGTGTCGGCAAACGAGTACCGGGTGCCGATGTGCCAGACCTTGCCGCCCAGCGAGCCAAGGTTATCGCTCATCGACCACGCTTCGGTGGTCTTCTGGATCTGCTCTGGGGTCGACACGGACTCGAGCGTCACGACGTCGTCGTAGACCCGCAGCTTGAAATGGCGGCTGGTCGGCTGGCCGTCCACGAGCCCGTGGGCCTCGACCGTGGCTTCCTTGCTGTTAGACTTGCGCTTGACGATGATCCCGCCGTCCAGCGACCACGCAGGCGACTCGCCCGACGGGTTGGCATACAGGACGTCGGTGAACAAGGCCTGCAGCAGCTTGTTGTTCTCCAGCTCGCGTTTGATCTGGGCGAGGAACGCTTTGGCGATCGGTTTCGTGTGACTGAAAATACCGACGGTGATCTCGGGGTCGCGCAGGATCTGCTGGACGATCCCGGCGAACGTAATGATCGTGGACTTGTAGTGTTCGCGGGCCCAGAGGTCTAGATACCCATCTGGGGCGGCCTCAACCTCACGGCAGCGGGCGTATAGCCACGGGTGCCAGGCGTCGGTACGGCCCATGAGCTTGATGAGCAGGTAGTACCTGTCGACCGTGGCCAGCCACCGCATCGTGGGATAGTCCCGGCCCTTGTCGTCCAGGCTGTCCCAGACGGTCAGCAGGTCACTGAATCGTGTGGTCTGTATCTGCTGTGCCAGCGCGTCCAACGAGAGCGCGGGCGAGCCTGACTGTAAGCGCGTCGGCATCGGGTGCTGTTACCTGTTCAGGGGCTTCGCCAACGTACATGGTCTGGGCGGCTTTACCGTCCAACCGGTCAGCCACCATCTGCATCGCCCATTGCTCGCCACTGACAGCCGCCACGACAAGCTGATCGCAGAGCTTGTCGAGCCCTTTGTCCACCGTCCCACCAGCTCGAGCAAGGGCGCGGCGGACGGCATGGCGGAACTCGTTGCCTTTGGCGGCGTTGTCATTTCCGAGCGGCGCGCCGCCTTTGCTGCGCTGCGGTTGTTTTAACGTTTTCGTCATTGAGGCGTCAACAGAAATTCACTGCCAAGGCAGTGATTACTTACGCTTACCTTTGGACTTGCGAGCAGTCGTCAGCGCGGCGGCCACGGCCTGCTTCTGAGGGTAGCCAGCCCGGCGCATTTCGCCGATGTTCTCGCCGATGACCTTTTCACTCTTTCCCTTCTTCAGCGGCATCGTCGTCTCCCTCTATCGGAATGTCCATGAACAGGACTGGCACGGTTTCATCGTCGTCGTCGTGAAGATCGCCCCACAACCAGTCGATTGGCATTATTTCTTTGCTTTTGCTGTCTTAGCCGATTCCTTGAACGCGTTGTCGGTCGGGTAACCCGCCTGTCCCGGCTTCTTGGCCGGCAAACCCGCTTTGCGGCGGGCGTTGATGTTCGCGTACAGGCCCTGCTTTGCCATCAGCTGCGCGTCTTGTTGGCCGACGGCTTCTCGTACTTGGCCGGCGACTTCATCTTTGGGGTCTCGGTATGACCCTTCTTGTGCGGAAGCTTTTCGGTCTTGTTCGGCTTGAACTTGTGGGCGCTATCGGCGGACATCAGGTGTCTCCGTGGTAGTTCTGGATCGCGTTATAGGCACTCAGGGCGCCGTAAGGCGATTTCGTGCGACGAGTGTAAAGCTCAAGGCGGTGCGGCAGGTCTTTGTTGTTGCGGTGCATGATCGTGGCGTCAAGGTCGTAATCGCCCGAGATGATCGGCGTGTCACGCCAGTCCCGGGGGGCAATCTTGTGCGTCGGGTATGACCCTTTCGGCTTTTTCACGCTGCGACTCCAAAATGGACGTGGTCGACACGCCCGGAACCTGTTTGCACTGGTGAATGATCGGGCCCTCAAATGCCTGATCCGCACCGGCTTTCTTCCATCCTATCTTACGATAGAAGATCGGTAAAGCGCTGTGGTCCCAGCCCTTGAACAGTATCTCGGGGCGGATGTTCATGAGCAGCGGGCCCTCGTCCCCCTCAAACCGGATAACCGCAAACCGCCCTGGCGCGTTATCGGTCAGGTACAGGTTGATAAGCGCGGCCCGGGTTTCCCAATTCCACACGGGTCGGGTCGGCCCTTTTAGCCGTTTGACGCTGGCATCCGAATTCACCGCCACGATCAGATAGTCGCAATTGCGGGTGCACTCAAACAGCATTGACTGGTGGCCGGCGTGGAACAGGTCGAAGCAACCGTTGACGAACCCGAGCTTCATTGGTTGCCCACCAGCTCGAGCAGCTCGTCATTGCTGACGGTCGCCGTACCCCGCTTTCCGACGACCGCCCCGGCAGCGATATTGGCCAACCGTGCCGCCTCGTGGAGGTTGCCGCCGCAAGCCAGTACCGCGGCCACAGTGGCCACGACAGTGTCGCCAGCCCCGGTGACGTCGTAGACCTGCCGCGCCACTGCCGGGAACGCATGTTCCCATGTGTGGTCTTTGAGCAACAAGCCGCGGGCGCCCCGTTTGAAGAGCACGACGTCAAACGCCTTGATCTCAGGGTTTTTGGCCTCGACTTCGTTGGGGCAGATGACCGTGCAGCCGTCAAACTTTGCCCAACCGGTGCCTTTTGGGTCGACCACGACCGGGATGTGATGCTTGCGGGCTTCGGCGATCAGGCTGCGGCAGTAATCGGCACCGAGCCAGCTTTTGCCGTAGTCGGACATGACGATCGCGTCGATTGATGTCAGATTCGGCATGCCTTCCGCGTAGTGGTGCGAGTCCTTGTCAATGCGGAACAATTGCTGGCCGTTAACCAGGTATCGATGCTTCTCCGTCCACCATTGCTTTGGAAAATGGTGTTCGGCGTCAACATTAAGTTGCTCGAGCTGCTCGTAGACGTTGGCGGCCCCGCCCGGAAGGGTGCGACTGCCGGTCTCAACGAACACCGGCGCAGGCGCTTCGGGGCTCAGTCGATCGACCGTACCATGGTGGTAAATGTCGAGCATAGGGTCGCCGGTGACCAGCACTCGGACCTCGTGAAACATTTGAACCAGCTTCCTCAGTGTCATTCTGCCGCCCTCCTGTAGGCCCGCAAAAGCCGCCCGTGAGCGTCCGGTCGCTTGGCCAGCGCCGTGCCCGCGTGCGTGATGTAACCGTTCTTGAGCGCCTTGCGGACCGCCGATCCAAACACGCTTGACCACGCGTTCGGGTGTTTTGGTTCCGGCACGCCGTACATGTTGCACCAGTTGCGCATATCCTCTGCCGTCACAATGTCGCCCCCGGGCCAGCACAGGAAGTCGGTGACGCGGCAGAACACGTTGATAGCCCAGTCGTTGTTGTTGTCGCGGACCTTGGCCATGCCTGCATCGCGGCGGGCCTTGCCGGACAACGCCTTCGGCAATTGGTACTGCGGGGTATCAAACAGGCTGACTTGCATCATGACTTAATGCCCCGCTCGATCGCGCTGCACAGCACGTGGACGACGATCAGGTGCATTTCTTGAATGATTGCCGTCGACTCGCCTGGGCAAATCAGGTCGCAGTCCACAATCGCGGACATACCCTTGCGGCCACTGATCCCAAGGGTGCGCATTCCCTTTTTGTGGGCGGCGTGGATCGCTTCCTTGATGTTCTTGGACTTGCCCGACGTCGAAAACGCAATCAGCGTGTCGTTGGCGGTCCCGAGCGCCTCAACCTGCCGGCTGAAGATCCGGTCAAACGAGTAATCATTGCCGGTTGCCGTCAGGATGGACGTGTCGGCAGCGAGGCTGATCGCCGGGAGCGCCTTGCGGTCGGTTTCAAACCGGACCACCAGCTCGGCGACCAGATGGTTCGACATGGCCGCCGACCCGCCGTTACCGCACACAAGGACCTTCCCACCCTGCGCCAGCGTGGCAGAAATCATCTGAACGTCGGGCTCGAGGCGGTCGATC